AAACACATATATCAGCGTCTATATCTGCTGTAGTTGCATATTCATCTACTTTACTAACGAATATTTCTTTTACATCATCTGAAATAGATGAATATTCATTGTTGATGTGGTCAATCTTTTCCTGCCTTAACCTTTCCTGTTCCGCATCAAATTCTTCCTGTTCTTTCTGTGCTTTAAATTCTCTAAGTATAATTACTTCTGCTTCAAGTTTTTCATATTTTGCTTCTAATTCTTCAAAATCAGTAAGAAGTTCATTATATTTTAGTTCAAAATCTTCTGTTTCTTCTTCCACTTCTTCTGTCTTTTCATCTACAGTTTCTACTTCTTCTTCAAAACCTTCTTCTAATTCTTCTGTCTCATCTACTTTTTCATCAGATTCTTCTTCAAATTCATCAGTAGATTCTTCTAAGGTTTCGTCTACTTTCTCATCAGCTTTTTCATCCTCTACTTCTTCTGTAAAATCCTCAGTGTTTTCAACTTTTTCTTCGATGTTTTCAGTTTTGTTATCTTCCAAATTGCCACCCCCTTCAGTGAAATTCAATGAATTTCTAAGTTCTGCTACCATTTGAGTAAATTCAGACTTAAATTCTTCCTTATCTAAGCTAAATTGTGATATTTTTGCCGATTCAAATGCAGGTGTTACATCTTCTCCAAGTATACATAGTGCCGAAAATTCACCATCTAATAATTCAAAATAGTCGGGTTCTTCTTCTGAATATTCTCCATCAAAAACATTTATTTCCATTGACTGATGGTTTTTATTTTCTAACACTTTTAATACTTCTGGATAGCGATTAGTCCAAAGAAACGCTGTAGTAGTAAGATATTCATTAACTGTTCCATCTTCTTCTTCCACATTCTCCCATTGTACTGTTGCAGAAGAATCCACAAAGCCATAAGGTTTAGTTGTTTCTATGTACTTGATTCCTTCATCTGAAATTTCAATTTTTCCACCATGAGTACCAAAATCTTCTTTTTCTTCTTTCCATTCACCAACTATGGGTATTCCATATAAAGAAGGTATCATCTTTTCAAAAGTTTCTTTACTTATGATAGAAAAATTTCTATTCTTCCCTGCATAGGCAATATATACTTTTACCATATGGAACTGTGAGTTGAATTTTGTCGGGGTTTCAAATTTGGACTCAAATGTTATAATCTTATCCTTCAAACACAATCACCGCCTTTCTTAAAATGTTAATTTGTTTGTAAATATATATTTAGTTTTATCTACCTTGTCAAAGTTAAATTTTAAACTCTTGTCTGATACAAATGTAGAGTATTTACCATCATCTTTAAGCAGTTTAAAACCTTTAGACAATAATTCCTGCTTCAACTCATTGTCTAAACAATAAATAAACATTATTCACCACCTTCTCCTTCTTTGCCATCTGTTCTAACATCTTCTTCTTCGGTAGAAACTCTACCCTTATCGCCACCTGTAGGGCTGTTAATATCGGAAGTAGTATGTGAAGATGATAAAGGCTTCCATGAATCAGGGATATTTAAAACAGACTCTAAGAAATTCATACTTTCTATTGAACTTTGCGAATTCCCCATAGTTGTAAATAATTTTATCTTATTTGGCGCACCATATTGTGCGGATTTCAATTCTTCCGCTATTTTTTCTTTCCTATTCTGGTAAGTCACGTCAAGCAGGTTTATTTTAAATTTATACTTCTTCTCATTGAATTTGAGTTTTCTATTTATCCATCTTTCAACTTGTCGAAGCATAGCGAATACTGACTGTTCATCAGTGACTAAAGATGCTTTTACTGTTGCATCTGTAGTACCACTGTCAGTAAACAACCCTTTAGATACACCCGTAGAGTTCCAAAAGTTATCTACTGCTTCTTGAACTTTATCTGTGCCTACTCTATCATCACTTAGTTTGAACAATTGCATATCATCAAATATTGACAATATAAATCCTACTTGGTCAGGCAATTCTTCATTAATTTTATTTCCAAATTCAACAGCGGTATCCAACGTCACCTTGAAGTCATTGGCTACTTCACTTTTATCTTTAGTAGGTATTTTACCTCCTATTATCGCTATGTTTTGCATTTCATTATTGGCTTTCTTTAATGCTTTGTAGTCCTCAATTTCATATATTTCAGCAAATACTCCAGCAAAAGGTGGGAATGGATAAGATATTGTTTCATCAGTTTTCAAACAAATAGAATTTTCAGAATCTATTTCTTGCCACTGCAAATCTTCATCTTTCTTACCCCTACTCTTTTTTGAATTTTTGTATTTGTTGTATTTAGTAGTAAATTCAGGGGCATAAAATTCTAGCCTATCTTCATCAAAATCGAAATATTGAAAATTAAACTCATAATTATACACACCATCTTCTATTGTTTTTATTCTGCAATAGTCGGGATTTATTCTTTGTATAAAGTAAGAATCCTCTGTTTTATGTTCATAACCATAAAAAATACCCTCTCTGTAAGTAATTTGAAGGGCTTTTAACATTTCATGTTTTATATTCATATTGTCTAATTCAAATAAAGTTTCATAATACACTTTCCTAAACTGTTTTTCATTTATTTTTTCCAGTGTTAACCGATAAGGAGATACAAACCAATCCAAAGTAGGCATTTCAGCATGATAATTACATAATCTCCTATAATGTGGACTTAATACATATAGAAAATTTGATAAATTCCGTAAAGTTTCCTCATTTCTTTGTGGATTCTGTAATGCTTGTACTACCCTTTCTTTAGGGAAACTACTAAACATTATTCTACTACCATAAACATCTATATCTTGTATTATTAGCCTAGCTAGTTTTGAAAAGTCTAATTTGTAATATTTTTGTATCAATTCCTGCGTTTCTTCCTTTTCTTGCTTTTTTTCTTTATTTGTTTCTGCCAAAATTTCACCTCCTACGCTCTTACCAAAGGTTTCTTAAATACAGATAGTAAAGCAGATAAATCCACTTCAACTTCAGGTGCTAATACAACATTTTCATATTTCATAATATAATATAAACCATACATCACTGCCATAGCCTTGTCTTTGTCCACTCTTTTAGTAACTTGTTTAATTCCTAATTTTCCACTATCCAGATGTACTAATTGCAAATTAGATATTTCTTCAACAAGAAAATCTGTTTGCAATTTAGGTGTTACAACATTTTCTATATATTCTTTATCCTCTAAATTATAAGAAATTGAATGCTTTTCCAATAATTCCAATTTTTCACCTTCTACGACATCTATAAAATTAACTATAATGTCATTTTGTATTCCTTGTGAAGTTATACCAAACAAACATTTATCAGCATCATATGGGTTTTCGGGTTTATCCTCTGTGTTTATACTGTCCCAGCAAGGGTATATAGCACCTGTTAATGGGTCAATATGTTCTTTGAGCAATTCTTCATAAAAACCTTTCCCTAGTCCATTCATATCTACAACTGCCATTTTTGCATTATAAATATATTTTAATCTTTTCAAGATAGTAGCCTGAGCTGTGAAATTTAAGAAGGTAGGTAC